CGGAAGGCGAGTGAGGAACGAACCCCTTCTTGCACCCGTGCGGAGCGGAGTCCCCGACCGAGCGTAGCGAGGCTAGTCCCCGAAGGGGATCGAGGGAAATACGAGTGCTTGCACACCGTGCTGCGGTTTTGTTGGCTGCTTGTTGTGATAGTGATTCAGTCGGCACAGTTTAGCTGGCGATGTTTTCCTGGCTATGTATGCGGTAAAGACCCTGGTTGTTCGGCCCGGGCAAGAGACACGGAACAACAAGAGCCACTGCCGAAACGGAACCAATTGGGGATCAAACGGCCCCCGTTTGTGCGGTCCAGCGGCAGCGCTGGTCCCCGAAGGGAAATTTTTTTGGGTTATTTCAGGGTATAAAGAAACCCCGAACGGTATGGGCGCCCGGGGTTCTTTGTTTGTTCTCTTAGAATGTATCGGTAAAAGTTTCCTCTTTAGTCGAGTAGACTGTTTTGGTGCAACCCATTCCGGCTACAAGGTCTTTCATCATCTTCTGTCCGGCGTTGGTCTCGGCCAAAAATACTTTTGACTCTCCTCTTCCGATTCCTCCGATTGAGGGCGACAATCCACGGATGATGGTAACCTTCTGCAAGCGATCGCCACACCATGTGCGAATCTTAGCCTCGGCGTTCGCTTTGAAACGGCCACCATCAGAGGCTCCGAAGCCAGCATCCACAATCACTAATTCAGTAGGGGTGTGAGTCTCAACGAAGTCACGCACATCTGACATGTCAAGGATGCTGTTCCACATGACAATCAAGGCGATTTTCAGGGTGCTGACTTCCTGGGGTGATTTAACTTTTTGGGTCATTACAATACCTTTCAAGGGTTTGACGGTCCCATACACCGCCGATTGAAAATGTGCGAACCCCGTTGGCGGGGCCCGCTGGAAAACAAAAGCGTCTACACTTTACCCACCGGGGGCGTTTTTTTTTCCAGCGTGCCACGACAACACTGTGATGAACCGGCAAAACGGTTCTGGGGTTGAGCGACACCGCTCAGTCAAGGGATCAAACACCATGTTTGTGCGGTCCAGCGGCACCGCTGGTCGAGTGTGCGGCGATCCGCACCTCAGGGAAATGCGTGGCCTTTAGACCACCTGGATTCGAACAGAACCCGGAGAGGTTTTGTTACCAGCAACACTGTGCAACTGTAAACGGTGAACAAGCACGAAAGACCTGAGTTTATAGGGAGGTGGATATCTTAAGTGTGCGATACTGACACACATGCTTGGAATGTGCTTCGTTTTGCAGCAGGCTGGCCCCCGGAGGGCAAGAGGTTTGTGTTTTGTAGCGGATGAGACTTGGTGTGTTCGATATGTCCTGGATGTTTTATCGACGATACGACTTGGTGTTCGTGGATGCGATGGGGGTGGGGGTCCCCCCTTCGTTGGTCAGCCGAAAGTGATATATATCCCGCATCCACAAGTTTGACTATAAACTCAAGGATTGCATCTGAAGAAGGCTCTAGCGAATCCCTGTGGTGTTTGGCTTCTTTTTCTGGTCCTATCTGCACTTTCTGGCATATTGGAGATGTAGTTAACTGATCCCTTCTTCCTAGCGGTTGTTTCTCCAACGATTATGGACAGAGGAGGGGTAAACGTCCCCCATAGCAGTGTCTGTTTTGAATATGTTTCTTCTTCTGGGTTATCTGCTAATCCTGCGAAGTCGTATGGTTGATACCTGAATTGTGGTTCTCCGAGGTAGTTCTTGAGTCTTCCTATGGGATTTTCTAGTACCCACCATTCGGGCTTGGTGACTGCTACTATTCTCAGACAGGCATCTGCTATAGCCAGTCCTTCTAGTAGTGGTTGGACACCTTTTGTCTTCCACCAGCCTTGTCCTGACATTGCGAAGTGGGTACATGGTGGTTGTGCTATAATGCCGTGTACTTTGCCTGGGAAGGTCATTAGGCGTACATCTGACCCGTCTAGGTCTATATCTACCTGTCTCACTTCGTATTCATCACCGGCTTCCCTATATGGTTCGCTCCAGACCCCTGAGTGGTCACATAGGGATAATATGACTTTCTTCATGTTCTTCTTCCTATGGAAGATAATAGAAATAGCCGTCCCCCAGTCGTGCGAAGAAACGACCAAAGGACGGCAGAACAAAAGGGCAGAGTTTCAGTCTCCTTCGTATTCTTCAACTTCTCCAATGGGGATGCTGACCAGTTGTGGTCCATTCTCTCCCATATCGACTGATTCCAGGTTAAGGAAGTAGTGTTCCCATGCTTCTTCGTGGTCCATGCCTCTAGTCATGAGTTCTTCGATTAGGAGGTCCGTGGAGTACAGTGCGACGGTATTTCTTCCGCATTGAGTAGCGGTCCCTATGAGGCAATCGTCGAATCCGGCAATAACTACTGCTTCTGGATTCTTCTCTATTAGTTTCTCGATAACGGAGTTGGTCATTTCAGCCACCTCTTTCCCCGTCAGCATAGATACTTCATTGGGGACTTGGAGTCAAGTTCTGAAATGCTAACTACGCATTGAGTGGGTATTGAGGTCAATCCTCCGAATGTGTAATCTGTAGTAAAAGAGTCTGCGACTGTTATTTTTTCTTTTGTGTTTTCGACAATCCAGCCGACAGTTACACAGAGTATGGGTTCTATTTCTTCTTTTATCTCGGAGATGGTTCCTACCCAGTCAGACATGGAGATTATGTCTTTCCAGACAATAACTGTCACCTTATTAGGTAACTTATCTTTCTTTGACTTAGGTTCCTGTTTAGGTTTCATCTTCGCCTTAGATTGGCTAGATCTCTTGATCCCACTCAAAACCCCCCCTCCCCCCATTGCTTTTTAGGGCAATGAGTCAGAGGGGGGACGTGAGGAGGTGTGACTAACTGAGAGCAACTCATTTTCGCCTTGAGTTGGCTGAGTCTCTTTCACCCTGCTACCGAGGACCCCAAACCTGGAGGCCCCCGTCCTTTCGGACGAGGCTCACAGGCATGGTACAGGGGTCTATCGGTGGGTCAAGGGGTTAGAACGGAACTTCTTGAGAAGTAATTGGGGATTTGGGGAACTCCTCAGTGGATTTCTCTCTTGTGCATGTATCTCCGTGGAATGCGCCATCTTTGTTGCATGGTACATTTTTCCCCTTCTTGGATTTGGCCCAGTAGATCTCTGCTTGGCAGTATTTACATGGGTTCTTTGAAGGTTTCTGGCTTTCTGGTATTACCCAGATCCAGGTTCCGTCTTCCTTCTGAGTTCTTTCGGTTGCCGTCCCTTGAGAGCCTCCTGAGGCACTTGTGGGTTGACTTCGTAGTAGATCTCTGATTTCCTTGAGGAGAGATACGACCTCGCTGGTTTCATCGAACATGATGGAACCCCCTTTCTTGTGGGTATTATACTGATATGCGTGGTTTAGTCAACCTAAGATCCAAGGGGAGTCAATGAAAAAGGGACAGAAGCAAGAGCAGAAGAATCCGGACGTTGGGGTCAACAGACAGGCTCAGGTGGGTGGTTACTTGATAAGGGAGAAGCGTAGATCTGACATGAGTGTGGCGATTGATCAGGGTTTGCATTTCACGGATGCTGCTGAGAGGGCTGGCATTCCCTTTGAGGTAGCCATGAGTGCGTCCCGTAAGGATCCTGAGTTCTCTGAGTGGTATGAGGTGAGTAAGGACCGTCCCCGCCTATCGTTGGTCACAAGGCGGAAGTATGAGCCGAAGACATCTCTCCAGATCAAGTCGGACTTTATTAACAAACTCAGCCAAGTGGGTCTATTTGACAAGATCTGCACAATGGCGGAACATGCTGACCCTGAGACTGAAGAGGGTAAGCAGGTACTGGGATTCTTCATGAGGTACATTGTGAAGGACATGTTACCGAAGGAGACGGCTGCGAAGGTGGAGCATTCTGAGACTGCCAGTTACGAGAAACTCACGGATGCTGAGTTATTAGAGCAGTTGCATAGTAGGCGAGAGAAGCGTATTGCTTATACGAAGGAGATTGACGATGCTGACGACAAGCGTCTGTCTCATACTGAGAAATACATAGAGCAAATAGAGGAAGAGGAGCCTGAAGATGTCGGAGAATCTGAGTAGGGAAGAGTTACTTGAGGAACTAAAACTTGAGGAGGAGTTGTCTAGACGCAAGGAGTTCGACATTTTGGGGCGATTGGCTCCAAACAAGCGTCAATGGGACTTTATCAATGTGCATTCTCACGAGACTTTGTTTGCTGGGTTGAATCAGGCTGGTAAGTCAACGGCGTTGTGTATCAAGGCTGCCTACCATTTGACTGGTTTGTATCCTCCTGACTATGTGGGTGTGCGTTTTGAGGAGCCTATCAATGCTGCTATTGGGGGTGAGACTGCCCAGAGTACCCGTGACTTGCTATGTGAGCGTCTTTTGGGTGAATTGACTGACCGTGGTTCTGGTTATTTGCCAGCCAACACGTTCCACCCTCAAGAGGACATTAAGAGGTTGAGTGGTGGTATCACCAACCAGATCGACTTTTTCAGGGTTAAGCACCATGATTCTACGGGCAAGTTCAATGGTTACTCGAAGTGTTATGTATTCTCGTATTCGACTGGTTGGCAGCGACTTCAGGGGTACACCTTGCATTGGATTGGGATTGACGAAGAGCCTCCCTTCCCTGTGTATGACGAGTTCTCTGCTCGTTTGAATGCTACCAATGGGTATATGGACATTTCAATGACTCCTCTCCAGGGTGAGACTGAGTTGTACTTAATGTTTGAGCAGAGCCAGGATCCAATGGCTAGGTTCCTTTTGAACTATGACATCGACGATGCTTCCCACATGACGGACGATGACCGTAGTCGTCTAACGCAGAAGTACGAGAATCACCCCTTGGCTGAGGCTCGTCTTCATGGTCGTCCGGTCCGTGGTGCTGGTTTGATCTACACGATTCCTGACGAGATGTTAATGGTGGAGGATTTTGAGATCCCGTCCAACTTCAAGAAGATCATAGGTTTGGATTTCCCTCACAGTGTGGGCAACTTTGCAGCGGCCGCTAAGGAGTCGTACCATTATGCCCATAGGGCTATGTGTATGGGTGCTGGCGACATTCCGTGTGCTTGGCCTCACGACGCAGGTCGTGGTTTTACGGACGGTTCGACGGTGGCTTCTAAGTACAAGGACATGGGATTGAACATGCTCAAGGAGTTCTCTCACATGGTAAACCCTGAGGGGAAGAAGACTTTTGCGGTAATGCAGGTTATTGAGGATATCTGTGACCGTATGGCTACTGGTCGATTCCGTGTATTCTTAACTTGTCAGGAGTTCCTAAAGGAGAAGCGTCATGATGTTGCGTTTTGCTCGTTCTGATGGTATGGATAAATCGTTGCCGAAGAAACTTCCTAACTTGGATTTCTTTTCGGATTTTTAAGGAGGAGAAGAAGATGCCACGTAAGAAGAAGAAAAAGAAGGATGATATCCCTAGCCCGTACTCTGACCCCTATGCAGGGATGGACACGGAACAGTTGGGTCGCAAACTCGAATTGGAGCAACGGGAACGTGAGATGAGGGAATCTTTCGGCAACGCTCAAATTGGGCGTGTTGGTAGCGGTCGCAATGCCCTGACTTCTGATGGAACTCTGGGATCAATGGGGATGCAGAATCCCAACTTGAATGCACCTGTAACTTCATCCAAGGAATGGTTCCAGAATGTTTTAGGTCTTGGTCTGGAAGCGTTCCTACTCATAGGTGGTCTTCCAGGTTTGGTGGGAAAGGCCGGGGTTGCGACGGCAAGCAGGTTGCCGGGTTTGGTCCGTGGTGCTGGTGCAAGACCTCTACCTGTGCGACCCGAAACATCCATCAGGCGTATTTCCAGTGCTGAATATATTAATAAATACCCCAAGAGTGTTCCATCGAGGGCGGGTGAGCCAGGTCTTACTGAACTGCAAAAACACATGCAGAGTGTGAATAATGCAAGGAAGGCTGCCGAGGCAGGTAAATCCCCAAAGGGTTCACCACAAGGTCATGCGGCAAGGCGGAGGCCTAAAGAGCCACCTAAGTTCTCGAACACGACCGATGGGATCCCAAGAGAACCAAGTGCCGAGTCCGTAATGTTGGATAGGGATCTAAGTAAGAGGTTTCCTTTTTTAAATAAAGACTTCATAGGAATGGTCCGGAATTTCAGAGAGGGTATAAAGGGCAAAGAAATTGACATGAACAAACAAGTATTTAGCAAAGCAGAGAGAGATTTCCGTAACAGACCCGGATCCGAACACCACCCGGATGTAAGGGACAGAGGTACAGCGAATTCGAGGAAAGGGAGACCTGACAATCGGCAGGTGGCTGAACCGTCGCCAGAGAGGGGAGAAGGCTGGAATCAGTTCAGGCCGACCAATAGGGCTTACATGGAGAAGAAAGCAGCCGATGAGTTGGCTGGTTATGACCGCCATTATGCCAATAGATACGACCCAACATTCCCCGGCCATGCTCGTCTGGACAGGGCGGAAGAAGCGATAAGGAAACACCCAGCAAGTCCGGGACAGACGGCGGTACACGGAGATGCTGAGACAATAGCCACGAACAAGGTAATGCGGCGTGAATCCAACCGCATCCCAGATCGCCCACCCATGGTTAGAGGGCCGAGTAATGTTCCCCGAAGAGGGATTCCCGGAGGGGAGAAACTTGGCCGACATATAACTCGCATTGGGGATGACGCTACCACTCGTAGAGGGTTCGAAGAAGGCGGACTTTCCTCTATTGTCGGTGGTGGGTTGTACGAAGGATTCCGAGAGAAGAGAGACAGGAAAGCCAAAGGGTTAAATGACCTCCGAAACCAAGGAATCGGAATAGGCAGGTACGCATCCAGTGCTGCTTCTTCACTGCCTCCTTACGGTGGTAGAAGGTAGATAATGCAACTACCAGAAGCACAGGAACTAATCAAAAGGTTTGAGTACCTAAAGGGCCGTCGAAACAATTTCGAGAAGGCTTGGCAGGACATCACAGACCTTA